TCTTGAAATACTACACGAGAGTAAATTACATGCTCTTTATGTTTTTCAGCACTAATTTCTATAATATCATCTAGTGTAAGAGAACGTTCCCCTAATTCTGGGAATAGTTTGGCTAACTTTTTAGCCCCTAATCCTTTAATACCCGGGACTTTATCTGAGGAATCACCCATTAATACTTTATAGAGAATAAAGTTTTCAGGTAATACTCCAAATTTTTTCATTACTGTATCTGCTGTATAGTAATCCTTTTCTATAGGACGATATACACAAATCTTATCACTAGCGAGTTGGATAAAATCCTTATCACTTGATACAATAAATGCTCTTGAATTATCGTTATCTTGGGTGATTTTTGTAGCCAAATGCGCGATAATATCATCGGCCTCTACTTTATCGAGCGCTATGGTTTTTACAGGGAGACACTTTAAATAATCGATTAATCTTACAATTTGATCTATTTTAGCATCGTGTTCATCTCCTACATTTTCAAAAATTTCCCAATTAGTAAGACGAGACTGATGACGGCCAGCCTTATATTCTGAGAAAATGTTTTTTCTATTCATTGATGAATTTTCTCCATCAAAAACTACATACATTGAAGTTGGCTCAATAGCATTTATTAGAGTCCCCAATGAACGAATAAATCCACCTAATCCACCTACGTGAACACCTTGCTGGTTTACAATATTCAGCATTGCAAAGTTTCTAAAAAATAGATTTAGACCGTCAATAAATAAAACTCTTTCATGTGGTGAGGAGGGAATCTCCGGCTCCTTATCCATGTTATTGAGGAGCTCTAATAAATCTTTATGTGCCATAATTTAATCGGGTTCTTGTGTGTATACTACTTCTGGGGTAACTTCGTCTACTTCTTCGATAATGTCAAAATTACCACCACCTAAGATCGCAGCCCATTCTTTAGCATGATCATTTTTATAGGCTTTTAGTGATTTATCACTATCTTCTATAAATCCGTGTGGAGTCATAATAATACGACCTCTAGTAGTAACACCATTAATGTGATTTTTATCAATTTGTAGGTTAGTACGTTTAGCAAATTCTACTTGTTTACCATCCTTGATTGCTTTAATCTTGGAGGTACCCGCATTTGAAATATTACCAAATGTTGCTACAAAGGTTGCATCATACCACATTGTAAAACCACCTTTATTCATCAATTTGGGCATTGACATAGGTGTTTCTGGTTTGGCAGTCCATACCTTATTAATAGCAACAAGTGTATTAGTATAAGGTGAAGATTCTTTACGAGACATTACAACTTTTTGGTTTACTACATTACCAAATTGAGTTGACATTGCTCCAGCATTCCATTCGTTGTTGTTTTTCTTCTTTTCAACAGACATTTGACAAGGAACGGATCCAATACTATCCCATAAGAACATTAAATCAAATGGTAAATTACCTTTTTTCTGTTCGTCTAATAAATCTAGGATAAAGGCAGCCACGTCTTCAATTGTATGAAGAGTTTCACGATCAGCGTAGATAAAATCACCTTGATAATCTAGTAATTCACCAGTTTCAGGGTCCCATATTTCTTCAACATCAAGACCCATTTGCATTGCGTGTTCCCAATTCCATTTCATCTCAGTAATAATGAATACAGGTAGTACTTTTGCTTTTTGGGCAGAAACCGCAGCCTCAATCAAGGCTGTGGTTTTGCCCGTATCAGAGTGACCTCTTAGGAGACATACGTGTCCCATTGGAATACCAGGTACAGAGGTTACTTTTTGAAATGCTTCAGAAAGAGGAATCCATTGTTGGGGTTTAAACTTAACATTACCACCTAAACCTTTTTTATTCTTAAAGTTATTAAGATCAAAATTAGATTTAAGCTCAGCAGAGACTGCTGCCGTTAAAGATTTACTTGCTTTCCTAGGCATAATTAAAATGGTAGATCATCTTCTTTATCATCCTCAAACAAACTATCAAACTTATCAAGTTTGGTTTGCTTAACGTTTTCAGTTGATGTGTTAAGTGAATAATTAGTTTCTTCTACTGGTTTTTCATCATCAATGATATCGCCTTCTTGAGGTGAATCTTCAGGAGTTAACCAAGACTCAAGATTTGATTTCATTTCATCGTAAGGAATTTGCTTAAATACCCCTTTTGGTTCTACTTGGTTAGTTAAGAAACCTTCTACTTTAGCAGCATCACTATCTAGTGGGGTTTGCTTCATTGAAGGAGCAGCAGTAGTTTTATTGTACTTAGTACCTGTTACTTCTGGTCCTACTGTAGTAAGTTTAATATCACGTCCTGAAACTACGTCAGTAAAATCGCCTACTTCCTCATCCATAGCCATTTGTAAGAATGATGAATATAGCTCTTTACCAAATTGCCAAATTTTAACACCTTCATCTTCCATACCACGAACTATAATAGGAGCAAAGTAACGAACTTTTGGTTCGAGTTTTTTAGCTAATTTCCAGTTCTCAGGTTGGTCTGTTTTACGAAGTTGTTTAGCAAACTCTACTAGTGGATCTTTCTCATCAAAGTTAATTGGAGAGATCATTACAGGCTTCCCAATACCATAATGGAAATACAATTCACTAAATGGAGTTGATTTGTTAAACTTAGAAGGAACAATACGAACTGTTTGTTTACCTACTGTTGGTTTCCAGAACAATGATTTACCATTGTTATTGTTTCCAGAGGATGGTTTTTCGAGCGCCTCTAGTCGCTGCTTGATTACGTCTAAATCCATGTTTATAACTAATTTATTGTTTGTAACTTAATATAATAACCTTATCTTTTCACTCCAAATTAAAGTTCAATAATTGTGTGAATTTTTGTCTTTAACTCTTTTAACTCGTTTTGCTGGGTAAGCAAGATTGTGTTTTTATAGTGTTGCCAATTTACTCTAAAACGTGTATCTACTACACCATTATTTAAACGCTTAATAAGTTCATTCAAAGCATTTATAGTGTATAGAGTATTGCTATCTTTTTTTCTATGTACTAGGATTGTATTCTCTGGGATTGAGGCTACATTAGCCTGATCTACATTATATGTAACGACGTATTCGTTATTGCTTTTTACATGCAATACGAACATTTTATTGTACATTATATCGTACCTTGATTGTAGTTCGCTTACCAAAGAATCAAGATCCTCTAACGTTGTAAACGTACAAAATAATTTATTATTCAAATCTATGCTATTTTGGGGTAAGTGTATATCTTCCCCATAAATATAATCGTAATTAGGTAAAGTCGTAGTTGCTTCCATTTTTTTCTTTAATTTGTAACTTTAATTTATTAAAAACTTGTTTTATTTGCTCCAATACGGGCAATTCATTATTATCTACATCAAAGAGGAACGAATCATAAGTATATAATACCAACTTAGTATTCTTCCCCTTCAATAACCTAAATATACGAAATAAAATTTCAATATTCAAGCTTGTTTCCATATTTTGTAAAATATAGTTGAACAATTTTTGAGGATTCATATCCTCTAATTCATCCTTTTTAAAAACATAATTAGAGATAGGGCACGTTATCTCACCCGTGGTCTCAAATTCTTCCCAGTTTCTACGTATATACTCAGATGTTGATTTAAAAAATGGTAAATCCTTATATTGCTTAAATACTCCTCCGTATAGTTGTTTAAACGTTAATTCTTTTGCCTTAGCATAATCAACACCATACATGCTTGCAAAAGACTCATGAATGTCACCACTATCAAACTCAAAATCAACAAGCATACCACATAAAGTAGGATGATAGGCACTAATATCAAACTCAACAAATTTATCGTTATTTGGTATAAAACTTTTTCTAGAACCGTTCTTGTGGGAAAGGGCCGCATAATTGACTCCTCCAAACTTGTTTGAAGGACGTGTAGTAAGCGTCTTGAAATTATAAACGGTGTGGATAAATTCGTTATCAACTGGGTGGAAATGTTTTTCAAATTCATTTTTATCTATTTTTATGCCATTACGCTCAATTGCATTGAACACTAATGTAGCTTTATTGTTATAAAACGGGTTTACGCGGGGATTAATGCGGTGCTCTAAATCATCATATGCTTGCTCGCAAACCTCATAATGTTTGGTAATTGGCACTAATTGATTTACTGTTAAAAGATCGGGAAATCTCCTATAAAGGGTGGTGTGTGCTGTTGTTTGTGGAAGTATATACGGAGGAGAGTGGAGTGTTATATCTATAAGTTGCTTAAATATTGTATAATGTAAGAATTCTTTTTTATCCCTTACATATAATTTATCTAATCCTTTTAACCATAGGTAAACCTCATCTTCAAATAAAATTTCACATTCGGGGTGAGAGATAGGTAGAATGTATCCCTTATGGCCTACAATAGGTCTTACATAAAAGGCACAAATTGAGTTTTGGGAAGGGTGTTGGTAAGGATTATTTGGGATAATCTCTACAAATACTTCTTTAAAACCACTATTTTGTAACTTTGAAAATTGTTCTTTATTCTCAATTAACCAAAACACTTATTACAACTTTATTTATAGAACTTAATATAATTAAATTTTAGGTATTCTCCAAGCCCACTTATGTTGAGTTGTTGTTCTCTTAATTTTACTATATTTTGATTTACTCTAATTACTTCATCTCTATCTCCTGTTATCAGCCAAGGTAGTTTGATACCAATATACAAACTATTTTCAAATAAATCACTAGTTTCAGTATATTTATTTTCATTTGTTTTTTTAGCAAAGTATCTAGTGAATTCTCCTAGTTGGTAATCTTGCTCATTGGGTTGAGGGTAAAATGGGGTTGGAGTATAATTGATAATATCTGAAGTAGGGGAAACTTTATTTAATAAAGAATAAGTAGTATTATCAGGGCCAAAAAATCTAAAATCAATATCTTGTCCTGCTAATTCAGGATTAGTAGGACTATTAACATCTGATCCAGGTGGGGTAGGAGGGGTTGATTGGAATTTGATTAATTCTTCATTAGTTCCATCTCCAGGATACCTTCCTGTGAAAAATTTATTATCAATAGTAGAAAAGTAGTAACCATTATAAGGAGTATTAGATCCTATAATTGCAAATTCCCCATTAGAATATAAATTAGAAGTTATATGTGATTTAGGATAATACACTTATTTTATTTGTTGCAATTTATTATAAAACTCAAACCATTTAGAATAGAACCCAGTATCACTACTATTCTTTACTTTTTCTTTAACTATATCTGCTTCGGGGTTACCAAATAACCAAGTTCCAAAATATTTTTTAGCTACTGCTTTTTTATCACCTTTAATTTCGTTTTCTAAATTACCCCACCCTTTTTTGTTTAATTTCAAAGCTACAAATTTAATCCCATCTTCATCGCTCTTAAAAGAAGCAAACCATCTTTTATTAGTTTTTCTTACTCCTTGACCTCCTTTACCTTCTGTAGAATTAAAACTACCATTTATAAAGGGATCAAGACCACTCCATCTTATATCTGTTTGAACCCCATAATAGTTATGATTAAATCCTCCGAATTTTTGTTCCTTCCATGCTAAAAATACTACACTAGTTTTAATACTATCATTGTAAGTATTACCTAAAGTATTATTTACTATTCTAATAAATTCATCACTATTAGCAGGAGTAAGAACCATGTTTTGTTGTGGTGGATATTTATTTTCACTAGAACTTGATAGATTATCATCAAATAAACTAGAAAAAGTTTCAACAAGAGTTTCTATATTAAGTTCTAATTTTATAGGATTTTTAATAATTGTTTGAGTCTGAATCTTAGTTTCCCATTTATTGTTATTAATGCTATGGTCTAAAGACGTAATAATAAAATCTAAAGTATTTCCATAATTAGAAGGTAAAAATTGGGTATCTACTTGAAGTTTATCAAATATTCTTATACCAGAAAGACCATCTAATGTAAGGGATAAATTTATAGGTAAAAATCCTATAAAAGGGGTTGCTGTATTGTTAGTAGTGGCTTCTAATGTATAATATTTTTGGAAATATGATATTTGGTTATTAGTAAATCCTTGTAAAGAAGTTTTATCATCTATTGGAGTAAGATTACAGAGAGGAAAACCATATCCTGTACTTGTTTTTATTATCTCTTTTCCTCCTTCTTCTTTAGGTTCTATAGTTTCTGTAGTGGTAGATTCATTACTACTATCCTTAAATAAAGTTAAGTATTGTAAATAAAGTTCTGCGGTTTCAATATTAGATTGTTTTTTTTCATCGGTTTTAGTATTAACTCTATCTAAATCTAATTTTCGTGGGATAATACGATCTACTAAACCTACATTCCATTTACTAAATAAAGTAGAATCTTCACCAACAGCTTGACCTCCAGCTTGAGCTCCTACAGCTATCATATTAGAAGTATTTTTACTTAATTCAGTTTTTAAACTAAATTGACTTGCAAAACTACCTTTTTTGTTAGGAACCCCATATATTATAAATTTAGCTTCTGGGTTTTGTTGTTTTCTTATTTTTTGAATTTCAAACGGGACTACCTCATCATAAAATTCTACAACTTGTTTGATTTTACCCCCAAATTCTTTATTAGTAAGTCTTAAATCAAGTTTATTTACTTCTCCGAAATTACTATTTACAGTTGAGGTTACACTCTTTAACAATCTTTGGAGTGGACGACTTTCCCCATCTTCTCCCGCTA